GAAACGGGAGTATTACTGATGGCAATCGTTGATCGAGCTTTCCAAGTGGATGATCCGCTTGCTCCCAGCGTAGACGTTTCTGTGGATGCCCCAGAGGATTTTGCGGGCGGGGCAGAGATTATCCCAGATGGGATGGGCGGCGTAACCGTTCAGGCGTTGCTTGAAAATGCCTTGGAAACCATCGATCAGATAACTCCGTTTCTGGAGCATGGCGCAAACCTTGCCGAATACCTTGACGACAGCATCCTGAAGGAACTGGCGTCAGAAGTGACCCAAAACTACGAGGATGACCTCCAATCCCGCCAAGAGTGGGAAGAGTCCTATGCCAAGGGCCTAGACCTGCTGGGCATCAAGTATGAAGAGCGCACAGAGCCCTTTGAAGGGGCCTCTGGCGTCACCCATCCGATGATCATGGAATCGGTTACCCAGTTCCAAGCACAGGCCTACAAGGAGCTTCTGCCGTCCTCTGGGCCCGTTAAAACGCAGATCTTGGGCCTGAAGTCCCCTGAAGCGGAAGCACAGGCTGGGCGCGTCAAGGACTTCATGAACTACCGCATTACCGAGGTCATGTCGGAATATGACCCGGGCATGGACCAGATGCTGTTCTATCTGCCTTTGTCCGGCTCGACCTTCAAGAAGGTGTACTTCGACCCGGTACGTGGTCGTGAAGCGTCCGACTTCATCCCTGCGCAGGATTTGGTGATCCCGTACTCGGCTGTCGATCTCGACACCGCGCCCCGCGTTACGCACGTTTTGAAGATGCAGGACAACGATGTCCGCAAGATGCAACTTTCAGGGGCCTACCGCGACGTTGACCTAGGTTCACCCGAAAGCACGGGAACCCCAGATCAGGTCAAAGAAAAGGTCGATGACATCGATGGTCGCTCAAAAAGCTTCAGCGATGACACGCGGACACTGCTGGAATGCCACGCGGAACTGGACATCGAAGGCTTTGAGGACGCTGGGGAAGACGGGGAACCAACAGGTCTAAAGCTGCCCTACATCGTCACGCTGGACAAGGATTCGAACACAATCCTGTCAATCCAACGAAATTTTGATCCAAACGACCCGCTCAAGCGTAAGCGCCAATATTTCGTGCATTACAAGTTCATGCCCGGGCTTGGCTTCTACGGCTTTGGCCTTATCCACATGATTGGTGGCCTTGGTCGGTCGGCAACATCCATCCTGCGCCAGTTGATCGATGCTGGTACGCTTGCCAACCTGCCCGCTGGCTTCAAGGCCAAGGGGGTCCGTGTCCGCGACAACGACTCGCCCCTGCAGCCGGGGGAATGGCGTGACATCGACGCACCGGGCATGGATCTGCGCAATGCGCTGGTTCCGCTGCCGTACAAGGAGCCGTCTGCCGCCTTGGCACAGCTTATGGGTGCGCTGATCGACGATGGTCGCCGCTTCCTGTCATTGGCCGACTCCCAGATGGCGAACATGCAGGGTGAAGCCCCTGTAGGCACGACTGTGGCGCTCTTGGAGCGCGGCATGAAGGTCATGTCGGCCATCCATAAGCGTCTGCATTACGCCCAGAAGACCGAATTCCGGCTTTTGGCACGGGTGATCAAGGAAAACCTGCCCGCCGTATACCCATATGCGATTGCAGGGGCCCCCGCAGAGATCATGCTGTCCGACTTTGATGACCGCGTGGACATCATCCCGGTTTCAGATCCAAACATCTTCTCGATGTCGCAGCGCGTGACGCTGGCCCAAAGCGAACTGCAGATGGCCCAAAGTGCCCCGGAGATCCACAATCTTCGCGAAGCTTACCGCCGCATGTATCAGGCGCTGGAAGTCCAGAATATCGAGGAAATTCTGCCGCCACCGCCTCAGCCGCAGCCTACGGACGCGGCACTCGAGGGCGGCGCTCTGTTGATGGGCCAAGGCGCACAGGCATTCCCAGATCAGGATCACGACTCCCATATTCAGGCCCATATTGCGATTGCAAAGATGGGTCTGGTTGCAGTGAACCCGATGATCGTGGCTGGCCTCGCTGCCCATGTGCTTCAGCATATCTCCTTCAAGTCCCAGCAGATGGCACAGGAGCAACTGCAGCAGGAAGCCATGCAAGCTTACCAGCAGCAAGGTGCGGAGTTGGGCGGTCAGATTGGTATGGCGGCTCAGTCCGGCCAGATGCCCATGGACATGGCTATGGGCCAAATGATGCAGATCCCGACTATGATCCAGCCTCAGATGCCCACCCCTGAGCAGATTCAAACCCGTGTGTCCCAGATCCAAGCGCAGTTGATCGCTGAAATCCTTCCGATGCTGTCTGCGCCACCCCCTGATCAAGGGGGTGACCCGCTGGTTGCCATCCGCATGCAGGAACTGGCTATCAAGAGCCAAGAGGTCCAAAATCGGACCAAGAACGATCAGGAAAAGCTGGCGCTGGATCAGAAAAAGCTTCAGCAACAGGCCGTATCTGATGCTTCCCGTATCGAACTTCAAGAACAGGTCTCCAATGACCGGGTTCAAGTTTCCCGTGAGCGCATTGCTGCGAGCATCATGAAAGACCAAAACAAAGGGAACAGATGATGCATGTTGTTGTCTTTGCAAAAGCTTTGTATAAGCAACTGGATGAGCGTCGGAATATACTGTCCGAACAACTCGTCCTCGGTGCCGCTTCTAGCTATGAACAGTATCGGCAAATTGTAGGCGAGATTCAGGGCCTCGACTACTCTCGAGAAACGCTTAGGGCCCTGCTAGAAAAGACGGACGACGATGTCGAAGACACTTTACGTTCCTGATCACGTTGCGCAGAGGATTGCAAAACAGAAGGCCGAAGCAACTGCTTCCCCTTCATCTGTTCCTTCCCCCTATGTGGAAGAGTCCTCTCGGGTTCTAGACCCCTCGCTTCTAGACAAGCCACTACTTGACCGCCTACCCCAGCCTACGGGCTGGAGAGTGTTGGTTATGCCCTATAAAGGCAAAACCAAGACAGACGGAGGCCTAATCCTTCCGGATCAGGTTCGCGAACGCGAAGCCCTTGCCACCGTTGTTGCGTATGTCCTCAAGATTGGCCCTGCGGCCTATCAAGACTCAAACAAGTTTGGGGACAGCCCAGAACCGTGGTGCAAGGAGGGTCAATGGGTATGCATTGGCCGTTATGCGGGGTCTCGTTTTAAAATTGATGGCGGTGAAGTCCGCATCATCAATGATGACGAGGTAATCGCGACAATTCTTGAACCCGATGACATCCAACACATCTAAGGAGGCACTCATGTCTGATGACAATGATGATATCGACGTTGAAGTCGAAGAGGGCTCTCAGGTAGAGGTCCTTGCAGACGATTCCGATGACGAACTTGCGGATTATGGCAGAAAGGCCAAAACCCGGATCAACCAGCTTACGGAAAGGTATCGCCGCGAACAGCGCGTGGGTGAGGAAAGCAAGCGTCTTTCTGAGCGCCTTTACCAAGAGAATCAGGCCCTAAAGCAACGCATTAAAGGGTTGGATTCTGGCTACTTGGGCGAATACGGCACACGTCTTGAGGCACAGGCCGCTGCGGCCAAGGACGCCTTTAAGAAGGCCTATGAGTCTGGCGATGCTGAAGCCTTGGTGTCTGCACAAGAACAGATGGGCAAGATTTCCATAGACCAAGAGCGGTATCGGCTTGCAAAACAGCGGACAGAACGCACGGAACGTGATGAACGCGCTGGGCAGGAAATGCCCGTCCAACAACAGCAGTACCAACAGGCCGCACAGCCGCAAGTTGACGGCAAGGCAAAGACTTGGGCGGAGAAGAACGAGTGGTTTGGCACGGACAAGATGCTGACCGCAGGTGCTCTAGCAATCCACAGTACACTTGTGGAAGACGAGGGGTTTGACCCAACGTCAGAAGAGTACTATAGTGAGATTGATCGTCGTGTTCGTCGGGAGTTCCCGAACAGGTTCAAGACGTCACAATCGGCTGCACCAGCGAGAGTCGCCTCTGTCGCTGCGTCTGCATCTAAGGCCGCTACACAGGGGCGCAGGTCAGTGAAGCTCACAGCTTCGCAGGTTGCGATGGCGAAACGGTTAAACGTTCCGCTGGAAGAATATGCCAAGTATGTGAAGGATTGAGATCATGACCGACAGAACACCCCGCGAAAGCGCAACCCGCGACACAACATCGCGCCGTAAGCCTTGGGCCCCGCCCAGCACCCTTGATGCCCCGCCGCCTCCTGAAGGATACAAACATCGGTGGGTACGCGCCTCTATCAGAGGCGAAGAGGATAAGGGTAACGTGTTTAACCGCATTCGTCAGGGCTATGAGCCCGTCCGTGCGGAAGAGCATCCGGGATACCAAGCCCCAACTATCGAGGACGGCAAGCATGCCGGGGTCATCGGAAACGGTGGTCTTATCCTCACCCGAGTACCTGTCGAAACAGTCCACGAAAGAACCGCGTATTACGGGGGCCGGACCCGCGAACAAATGGAAGCTGTCGATCAGGACCTGATGAAAGAGCAACATCCGTCGATGCCGATCAATCAACAACGGCAAAGTCGGGTATCATTTGGCGGACGTAAAAAGTCCGACTAATTAGGAGCAACGTCTATGGCTAACGCGACTGGTTCGTTCGGGCTTCGCCCGATCAACCTTGCTGGTGGTGCACCCAACAGCCAAGGTACTAACGCGTATTTCATCGGCTCGACCGCTTCGGCTATTTATCAAGGTTCCCCTGTCATTGCAGTCAATGCTGGTCAAATTGCCATCACTGGTTCTGCTTCGGGCGACACCTATAAACACGTCGGTGCGTTTCAAGGCTGTGAATACGTCTCTTCTACGACCGGAAAGAAGGTCTTCGGAAACTTCTGGCCCGGTTCGGGTTATGCAAACACAAACTTCGACATCGTCGGATATGTGTATGACAACCCACTGCAGCGTTTTGTGATTGCGACCGATGCGTCGTTCACTGACCGCGCAACGGCAAAGGCTGCGATTTTTGAGAACACCCAGTTTGATTCCGGTACGTCAGGTTCGGCGGTAAACGGAAGCTCATCGGCTTCTCTCGATGTTGCAACTTTGGACGCTTCGGATGCCTCTTTGCCTTTGAAGATCTTGGGTATCTACGAAAACCCGATTAATCAGGACTTTGCGGCTGCTGGTGTCCAAATGATCGTCATGTTCAACAACCATGCTCTTCTGGAAGCTAATTCCGAAGGCACGGTGGCATAAGGGGTCTGATCAATGGCTATTTCGCGCGCCCAGTTGTCGAAAGAGCTTGAGCCCGGTCTCAATGCTTTGTTTGGCATGGAGTATGCTCGGTATGAAAACCAGCATGCTGAAATCTACACCACCGAGTCTTCGGATCGTGCATTCGAAGAGGAAGTCATGCTGTCCGGTTTTGGATCAGCACCGACCAAATCGGAAGGTTCGGGCATCTCGTATGACGATGCTCAGGAAGCCTACACCGCTCGGTATAACCACGAAACCATCGCACTGGCCTTCTCGATCACCGAGGAAGCTGTCGAGGACAATCTGTACGACCGCCTTGGCAGTCGCTACACGAAGGCCCTTGCACGTTCGATGGCCCACACTAAGCAGGTAAAAGCCGCTGCAATCCTGAACAACGCCTTCACGGCGGGACCTTCGGCTGGCGGCGACGGCGTGGCTCTCTGCGCCACCAACCACCCGCTGGTTAACGGTTCGACCTTTGCGAACCGCCCCACCACTGATGCTGACCTGAACGAAACCTCGCTCGAGGACGCTTTGATCACCATCGCTGGTTTCGTGGACGAACGCGGCCTGAAGACCGCTTTGCGTGGCCTGAAGTTGGTGCTGCCGCGCCAACTGCAGTTCGTTGCAGAGCGTCTGATGGTTTCCAACCTCCGCGTTGGCACTTCGGACAACGACGTGAACGCCATCCGTTCGATGGGCATGTTGCCGGAAGGCTACACTGTCAACGACTTCCTGACAGACCCCGATGCATTCTTCATCAAGACGGATGCTCCGCGTGGTTTCGTGCACTTCGAGCGCACCCCGCTCTCGACGGGCATGGAAGCAGACTTCGACACGGGCAACATGCGCTACAAGGCACGCGAGCGTTACTCGTTCGGTTTCTCGGACCCTCGGGCCGTGTACGGAACGATTGGGGCTTAATCAGTCGAAAGGCTGGTGCTTTGAAGGGCGAGGGTAAAACCTCGCCCTTTTCTTTTGGGGCGGTCCCGTGTAGTATGGCCCAAAGGGCTTTATGGCTGCGTAGACAGGATGCCCTTCCTGACGTTGCACAGACTACGCGGCAAAACCTTGTGCAAGGGGTAAGACTATGGCTAACACAACTTTCTCCGGTCCCGTCCGTTCGCAAAACGGTTTCCAGACCGTTTCGGTTAACTCCACCACTGGTGCTGAAACCATCACAGGCTCGTTTGGCTTTGGCATCGCAAACCCCGCTGGTGTCGGCATCACTGCAGGTACGGGCACGGTTTACGAAACCTCCGTCGCCCGCAACAACGGCATCGTGACCACCTCGATCATGCTTGACCTGACTGGCCTGCAGTCTGGCGGCACCGCGGGCGACATCATTGGCACTAACGGTGCGGGCGTGGCTTACATTGCTCGGATCACGACTGCCAATAACGGCACAGTCTTCGGCGTTCGCATGACCTGCTACGAGCTCCCAGCGGGTGGCGACACCGACATCGACCTGTACTCGGCCACCGAAGGTACGGGCGTGGAGGATGTCGCAATCTCGACCCTGACCGAAACGCAGGTCATCAACTCTGGCACTCTGGCTTTGGGGTCGGCTGTCTTTGGCACCGACATCGCTGCCAATCAGTACCTCTACCTCGTTGGTCAGGGCACGGCGAATGCGGCCTACACCGCAGGTCGTCTGTTGATCGAAATCTTCGGCTACGACGCCTAATAGGGGTAGTTTTAAATGTCCGGTTATGACGTAAAATCAAAACGGGTCACGGCAACGGGGGCGTTCACTGTTGGACGCTCTCGTCTTCGTATGCTCGTCGTTACGACAACTGCTACG